TCAGGCCTCCTCAACGTCGTGATACTCTTCGCACGCCTGCAGCGTGTTCTGGATCAGGGTGGCGACGGTCATCGGGCCAACGCCGCCGGGAACCGGGGTGATGTAGGACGCGCGTTCGGCGGCATCTTCATACACCACGTCGCCGACCACTTTGCCGCTTTCCAGACGGTTGATGCCGACATCGACCACAATCGCCCCTTCTTTAATCCACTCGCCAGGAATAAAGCCCGGTTTGCCCACCGCGACGATCAGCAGGTCGGCGTTTTCGACATGATGGCGCAGGTTTTTGGTAAAGCGGTGGGTGACGGTGGTGGTGCAGCCGGCCAGCAGCAGCTCCATGCTCATCGGGCGACCGACGATATTGGAGGCGCCAATGACCACCGCATTGAGGCCGTAGGTGTCGATATTGTAGCGTTCCAGCAAGGTCACGATACCGCGCGGAGTGCACGGACGCAGGCGCGGCGCGCGCTGGCACAGGCGGCCAACGTTGTAAGGATGGAAGCCGTCGACGTCTTTATCCGGCGCGATGCGCTCGAGAACTTTGACGTTATCGATCCCTGCCGGCAGGGGCAGCTGAACCAGAATACCGTCGATGGTCTTATCGGCATTCAGAGTGTCGATAAGCTCCAGCAGCTCGGCTTCGCTGGTGGTTTCCGGGAGATCGTAAGAGCGGGAGACGAAGCCCACTTCTTCACATGCTTTGCGCTTGCTGCCGACATAAATCTGCGAGGCAGGGTTGCTGCCGACCAGCACGACGGCCAGCCCAGGGGCGCGTTTTCCGGCCGCAACGCGAGCCTTCACTTTTTCCGCAACCTCAGAGCGTACCTGCTGCGCAATCGTTTTACCGTCAATAATTTTTGCTGCCATCAGAGAGAGGATTCCATCTGTATCTTTACGAAAGGGGGATGAGGATATTTTGTCAGAAGCGGGCCTCGCTGTCAGTCCTCGTTTGCTGTTTTATCCTGTCTGAGGCTAATTTAGCCTGTTATGACCATGGTTATTGCATGGTTATTGGTGCGTTGCGCCTGGCCACTGAGTCGATTTACGCGCGCATTAGCCCCGGCGGTATGCTTCTTGTACAGTTGGTGGGGGATATTTCGCCAGCGTCGTATAAGCCCCGCAGTTTCCTGGCAAAATGGATTGACTCGACCGACGTGGACCGTATAATTCCACGCGTTTCACTCCGCGAAGCACTTGCTTCTCAGGGCGCCCTTAGCTCAGCTGGATAGAGCAACGGCCTTCTAAGCCGTAGGTCACAGGTTCGAACCCTGTAGGGCGTACCATTTAAAATCAATAAGTTACCTATTAAAACAAGAAAACCCGCTACATGAGCAGGTCAGGTAACGGGTCAAGTATTAGGTTTTCGTTTTGTTCACCCAGGCTTCGTAAACCGTCTCGGGCCATCCGAGAAAAATTCCGCTGGGCGTTCGCTCTGGTGCCGGAAATTCCTTCCTCTTCGCGTACATCCTCCACAGAGTTGGCTTACTCTTTCCGGTCAGCTTGCACATTTCTTTAATGCCAATATATCGAGTTGCCATTTTCAACCTCACACCACAATCAGGCCACGACAGTGGCGCCACAATTCAAATTCTCTTTTCATGTTGCTAACTCCGAAACAGCCAGGCAATGGCGAACGCACTACCGACGATGCTGAATGCTGTAGGCCAGTCCATCACTTCACCTCAATCATCGCAGCGCGAAAGTCTTGCTCCAGGCGCTGTTCAGCTTTAACTTTTGCCCGGCGCAAACATTCGCTGAAAACTTCTTTGCTCACCTGACTTTTCAGTTGCACCATTAGGGCTTCATTTTCATACTGCCAGCGAAGACGGTTAACGTCCTTTTCCTGATGGCGCAAGATAGCCAGTTGTTCGCAGATTCGTGAGCGAGCCCAGAACCATGATTTGTGTGCCACCGTAGCCCGTCTGTACCAGTCTGATTTTTTATCGGAACGTTGAGACAGCTGGTCTTTAATGCTGTCCAGCGTCCTGTTTGCCAGCGCGAGTCCGCGCAAGTGATCTTCAATTGTCACCAGGGAATCAAGGTTAATTCGTCCATTTTCGAGTGTGATGCTCATCGCTTAGATTCCCTGATCAGATGTTTGTAAGCCCGGAGGGCGTGCTTTGTCTGGCCGCTCAAAGCCGTTTTCATGATGAAAAATCCGCTGCTCTGGCTGGTCATTTCAGGTGTCAGGAACATCGCGACATCAATCGCCCGGTTATGTCGGCGGAACTCAAAAACGGTGCTGGTGACCGTGATGACTGACACCGACCCTTGATCATTAAACTCAACCTTCACAATGTTTTTCCTCCCATCCGATAGCCTGAAACAGGCCCATTTTCGGGTGATACCAACGGGTCCCACGTGGTTCGGCTTCTGCCATCATTTGGCGGAATGCTTTCATGAAAGGCTCAAGCTCCACGATAGCCCGGCGAGACAGCAGACCATCAGGCGTCATGAATTCGTGCGTATCGGTTGGGATGCGGTATGCGTTAACAAGGTTTCGGCACTTGGCATCGGTCATGCCGCTTTTTGCGACTACCTGGCGATAACCGACATACCCGGCCCGCATATTTCCACGCTTAATGTTTTCGACAGCTTCGACTACGGTTTCTACCTGTTCTTCAACCTGGTAGAGGCGTCGCTCTTGCTCAACATTCAGCAGGGCCATTTCAGCGATCAGCTCTGCCTGCGATTTTGGCCGGGAGCGTTCTTCTTCCAGCTCTTTCCAGCGATCTACCAGTCTGGCGGTAAACTCGGGGCTGAGTTGCGCGACCACAATGATGCTGTCACGCTTCCCTTCTTCACTTTCAAAAACGTAAATTGTTGTGGGGCGACCGGCAGTAGGCTTTTCCTCAATTTGAGGAGAAGTAATAACGCCACGCATAATCAGGGTCTCAATCGTACGTTTCACGTTGTCGTGGCGTTTTTCTACCAGCTCGGCGATCTCAAGGCTGGTCATGGATGGTTTGTTAGTGATCAAGTTATTCATCATCATTCCCCTCAATGCATAATCGGTGCTTCTGGCACACCTACGATCTGGATGTGTTCGATAAAGCTGTCATGGAGGAGGCTAAGCCCCTCCCGGCCAAGCGCTGATAACCTGAACCCAAATTCTTCATCTGCAACAACCATGTCCTGATACATCCGCAGCGCCAGCTGCTGGCCAACCTCTGGCCCATATTTCTCGATAGCCCCCAGCTCAATATGGTTGGCGAGTGCAAAGCGTTCAGGTCCCGGATAGACGCTAATGGCGCCATGCTTGCTGGAATAGATAACAGCAGTATCAACACCGCCAGTATCATTCGGAACGTCGACAGTGCCGTTTTTCTCCAGCTCCTCGGTGATGAACACGGCAGCCAACAGCCAGCGCCAGAGGATTATCTCCTTTTCGATATTGAGCGTGATCCAGTTGCTTTCTACCGCTTCCACGATGCAGGCCAGAATTTCCATTCCTTCGGCAAGGTGTTTGTCATAACGACCGTTATCCAGCAGGCGAATGGCAGCGGAGTAACCAATCACCCTGTTTCCAGACCGGATCCCTGTTGAGGTTGATTCTGGGTTAAGCATGTTGTGAAGCATTGCGCACCTCTGCTGGTTTGCTGGCCTGAAGTTCTTCGCGCTCTTTCACGTAGCGGTCGTGCATGGCATCCCACTTTTCGCACCACTTCTGCATTTCTCTTTTGCGGTCGAGGATGCGACGCAGCCGGCGAACGGTGCGCTGGTGGGCGCGGTGGTATTCGTCGGTAGTTTCGCCGCGGCGCCACATTTCGTTTCCTTCATGCTCCACAAGGTAATCAGGGTGGCGTTGCTTAAACCCGGACAAAGCGAAGGTATGCGACGTCAGAAAGTGGGCCAGCCAGCTGATGGCGGTACCGCGGCTAAAGCAACGCTTCATGCGGCCGTGACGAATAACGGCGTACAGGTCGCCGACTGGCGTGTGGTGCTTCTGTAATGCCAGATCAATAGCGCTGGCAGTGCGGTTGTCGATCATTTGTCTTTCTCCCGGTTATAGGTTTCATGACTCATAACTTCCCAGTTCCGGCCATCGTCTTTCGATAACAGGCGCCAGCGTGGGTTAACCTTCAGGCTGAGGTAGCCGGTGCGGTGCATTCGTCGCGGGAATATCCGATGGCGCCGATACCGCAGCAGGACCTGTATCGCCTGCAGGTGTACCCGCTCAGGAATTCGTATCGCTGTCAGTGCCACCAGCTACCCCCCTCAAATCGCAGCCCCATTTCTCGCGCCATTTCGATAAACGTGACCAGTGAGCAAATGTGCTCGTCGTCAAGCAGCCGGCGGTCACAAATCACCTTCCCGTTTTGAATGTGCAGGACAACCCTTCCGGTAAAATCTGGGAGGACATGCAGATCCACGTTCAATACTGGACGGGGGATATGTATTCCTTGATAGAGCATTGTTTGTTGATTATTCATTGCCGGACTCCGCAGTAACTGGCTTCTGCTTTTTGACGAAATCCACCAGTTCAGAAATAAGCTCGTCGATTAACTCTTTCCCGCTTTCCGTGAGGAATTCTCCGCTGCCATTAACATCAACAGAGCTGCTGTAAATTCCCTTAATAGCTTTCATGCCTTCGACATTTCCGTATTCACAGATCGCCAGTCGTTCGAACTTCCGCAACAATCCATCAAGAAGAATCTCAGTTAATTCGATAGTACTAATCCCACCCTTGTTAAGCTTAATAACAAGTAAGTTACTCCCAGTTTTCCGCTGGTGGCGTAACAAGGCTGCTTTTAAAATTCGGCGGCGATAGGTAGTAATTAAGTTACTCATCTAATTACCCCCTCTTTTGTGTTCTTCATTTTGCTGTACAATCTTTTCCTCTTTTTCCATCCATGAATAGACCTCGCCAGCAAGGTCATATGCAAGACCTAAAACCCCATCAAGTTGATGGCAATCAAAGTCTTTGTGATGTGTGAAAATTGTCTGCATAAGGAAGTTAAGCTGCTCAGCCTTAATGGTGACGCACTGAATATCTTGGCGGCGCTGCATACCCATAATTACCTCCCGTACGCTTTACGAAGATAAAGGCCCGCAATCACTTCCTGTCCGCATGATGCATAAAGCAGGGCGGTTTTATATGCATTGTGGTCGATGATGAATGTCATATTTAGCGACCTTTTCTAATGTTATTCACTGTGGAGTCAGTCATAACGCAAAGTTCATTGAGCAGACTGGTAAAGCGACCAGCGATGCGCTTATCTGTTCTGGCTATCGCAGCAAAGAGCAATGCATTGAACTCATCCCTGAGTTGATTGGCGTACGCATCTGCGTGCTGTGCTGTCCGGAGTGCTCCACTTGCTTCAATGAGTACAGGGAAATCAGTACTCATTGTTATTTCAAGATTATCTTTTTTACGGGATGCAACATTCATTACGCTTTCCTCAAAATGAGTGAGGCCTCAGCAATTAAGCCGTTTTATCCTTTCGGGTTTTTAAGTTAATTTTTGACGGTTATCTTTTATTGTTTGGTCATAAAATAGATGTGGCTTGTAATATACGATCCCTGATATCTGGATAAATATCGAGAATATTCTTCGCCTCATCACATGCTTCATCGTATGAGCTAAAGAAATCAACCAGCACGAAATGATCACCAATGCACTTGTATATGGCGAATGTTAAATCTGGAATATAGCGAGTGCAAAACTCGAAATCATAACCATGATTATGAGGTTGCGTACGGATAGCAAAAGACCAGCATTCATTGAGTGATTTAAGCTTTGCATGGATATCAAATGCTGGGATAGTTGGGATCTGTGGTGTGGTATTACTCATCTTACTGGCTCCGTTGTCTGCCGATGAAATGAGAATACTTAAGTATTAATTGAAGGTCAATGGTATTAATACGAAAAGAATAATACTTTTCTTATGTATCTGTTATTGAAGATTATTTTTGTAATAAAAAAGCCGACAGAATCGTCGGCTAGATGTTTTGTGAAGAGATTATCAGAATATTGTTGAGACCCAGAACAGTCGTCCTAACACCTCCAGGCTATCCATGTCGACCTCTTCATCCGGGTATTCATCAGAGTTGTAACTTCTGATTGTTACCTTGTCAGGACCTGATCTATAGAGGATCTTTAACCTTTTCCATCCACCTTGATTAATGCCATAAACTTTACCATCAATGATACGTTTGTCATGGCAGTTGATGGCAACGGTAGAGCCATCTGCGATCACTGGTTCCATGCTATTTCCGTGAGCAGCAAAGCATAGAACACCATCCCCATCACTGTTTGCGCCGACTTTTCGCAATGTTGCTTTGGAGAATCTTAACTTTTTGCCATTGTAATCGTCATTGAGTGCGCTGCCATCTCCACACGCGAACTCTATATCCTTCAAGTAAGGCACTTCTACCTCATCATCCTCAAGCGGGGTATGTTTATCCCATGGGTCTATACCAAACATCCTTTGTTCAGGTGTTTTTGCTGGTCCCATGCTGCCTTCCCCAGTGCTTAGCCATACGGGATCTACATCCAATGCTTTGGCTATATCTACAATTTTTCCGCTCGACTGAGCTTTTCCTGAGGTGAGCTTTTGAATAGCTCCTTGGCTTACCCCGACCCTGTGCGCTAATTGGCTTTGGGTGGCCCCGGCATAAGCCATTGCCAACCTGAGCCTATCTGCAAGTGTGTTCATCTTAGTATCTCCGGTTCCTATGCATATTTAATACCATGGGATTAAATGTGGCAAGCGGATAATACTTGATTAATTATTCCTTTGGTATTATTTTATATCTATAATATTAATACTAGGGCTTTGTTATGAGTGATGAGGTTTTTGATTCCCCAATGGCGAAAGCCGTTTACGTTGCCGGTGGTCAAAGTTCGCTTGCTAAGAAGATCGGCGTTACGCAAGGAGCTGTCTGGAAGTGGGTAAGGGGGATAAAGAAGGTGTCCCCTGTTCATGCGGTTGCGGTCTCCAAAGCAGTAAATGGAGTGGTGAAACCACATGAGCTACGCCCTGATCTACCTACGTTATTCCCGCCCCCAACCGAGGGGGTGTGACATGTCACAACAGTCAACCGCTATGCCTGATCCGCGCTACTTCCAGCCGCTGCTGCCACGCAGCATCAGGTACGACCCGATAAGTAGGGTGTATTTCCTCATTGCGAGGCGGGCAAACAAAACTAATCAACAGGAGGAAGTATGAACACACAACCAGTTATCGACGCGGGAAATCTTAGTTCGGAAGAGTTATCTGCCTGGCTCATTGGCGTGGCAACTGCTGCCAAAAAAGCCAGACAGGGATACGAAAAGCTAACACTTGAGCTGCAGTCTGCCGAGTCGTCTTTGCGGTATGCAATGGCTGACCTTGAGCCACGAATTAACTTTCTGGCATCAGACCAAATAATTCGTTCGGCAGATCACTCCACTGCAATTCAGGCAGAGCTGGATAGTCTTCGGGTGATATTTGCCGCCGTTCGCGATAGCCAACAAACCATTCTCTCATCCGTTGCTCGACTTCAGCAAACTGCGCATTCATATCCAGATTTATATCAACAAGCTCATCTTCAAGAATGTGCAGAACAAGAGTCGGATAAAGGGCGAAGGGGTCCGTAACCGCTGCTTCGGTTGCTGTATATACCAGTTCATACAGAGAGTCCCGGTAACTTGCAGACACGAACGAATTTGAACTGTGTTCAGAAAGCAAATGATGGAGGTGAGTCAGTGTTACTGCCCTGCATTTTACAAGATTTACCTGGTCGGCGTCATGAGGATCGACCCGATAAATGCTCTTTAGGTGATTTCCAATTTTTCTGTAAACAAACATTGAGTCCATGTCGAACCTCCTTCGGTCCGTAGGTGTAGGAACCATGAGGATATACCGGGGGAAGGTTCGGCACCAACTGGAGGATCACTGTGAACCCTACTGATTTTATCCGTAAGCACATTACAGCCGCTCTGACAGCTGAAGGCTTCTCACCGTCGGTGGTTCAGGGGGGGGGTAGCCAAAGGACTGGAGCATTACCGTTGTATGTCGCAGTCAACCAAAAAGGGGAGCTGCTTTGCGGATTGCCTTTTTCGGGCCCGTCAGTGGGCTTTGGGACAGACAACAACGGCAGAGCGAAAAGCGGCAAAGAAAAAGCCGGGAAAAGGTGGTGGCACTTCTCCCGGCCTGTTCTGACGTACAACACAGCATTTGTTTTGAAATGACCTAGGGGGAAATTTCATGAAAAACCTTAGCAGACAATTTGATTACAAATCAAGCGCTGGTGAGCTGAATGTTTCCAGAAACGGGCGGCATTAAGGCGCTGGACAGGCTGTATCACGATCCGCGGGGTGTTGTCGTGCACGTCACCGGGTGGGATCGCGAAAAGCAGCAGGTTTATTTCACCAGACCCGATTATCCGCATGAGTGCATGCAGCCGGTCTGGAAGTTTCAACAGTACTTCAAGAGGGTTTTGGTATGAGCATGGATCTGATGGTTCAGGCTATGAAAATTAAGGTCGGAAACCCTTTGCGCAAATTGGTTCTTCTTAAGCTGGCGGATAACGCCAGCGATCTCGGGGAGTGCTGGCCTAGTTACCAGCACATCGCTGACCAGTGTGAAATTAGCAAGCGTTCGGTGATGAATCACATCGAAGCGCTTTGTGAGTGTGGCCTGATAAAAAAAGAGCTACGGACAGGACCAAAGGGGAATTCCAGCAACGTGTATCAGCTCAATTTACGTAGTGCAGGAGATTCACCAGGGGGTAGTGCAAATCGTTCACTACCTGGAGCAACAGATTCACTACCTGGTGCAGGAGATTCACCAGGGGGTAGTGCAGGAGCTGCACCCAGAATCAGTCACTCTTTTGAACCAGTCAATGAACCAGTCAATGAACCTATAAAAAATACTGGCGCTTCGGCTATCGCCTCTGCACCGGTTCGTTCTGCAAAACAGGATTATTCCCCTGAGTTTGAGACAGCCTGGCAGGCATACCCAAAACGCGCTGGAGGCAATTCCAAGTCCGGGGCTTTCAAGGCCTGGAAAGCTCGCCTGAAAGACGGGGTTAAACCTGAAGACATGCTGGCGGGCGTTAAGCGCTATGCAGCCTACGCCCGCGCAACAGGCAGCGTCGGCACCCAGTACGTCAAGCAGGCCGCCTCGTTCTTTGGACCCGATCGCCACTTCGAAGAATCCTGGCAGGCGCCATCCGCTCCCGGAGGTGGGCATAACAGCACCATTGCCCGCCTGTCCGGTCTGGGGCGCATGTCCGATGATTTTGGTGAATCCGGTGAAAACCTGAATTTTTGAGTGAGGTGGGTATGTTGAATTTGAATCAGCTCAAAGAGCGTGAAGGCCTGAGAGCACAACAGGCAAAACTCGGCGATGAACTGGCTTTCGCTGAAGAGCACAAACTCCCCTGGGGATTTGAGGGCTGGAGTTCCAATCACACCAGCACGCTATCCTGCCCGGAGCATGGAGACTACGAACAGTTCACGCTGGTGGGCAAAGATTTTCGCGGCGCAGAGACTTTCAAGCACTCCCGCTGTCCGTCCTGCATCCGGGCGGAGCAGACCAGTGTCAAATCCAGCCTGCGCAAACTTCACGTAACCAGCCTGCTGAACGACGCGGGCATTACTCGCCGCTTTGGTGACTGTGAGTTTGAAAATTATCTGGAACTCAACCCTGAAGCCTCCCGCAACCTCGCAGCCTGCAGGCGCTACGCCGACAACTGGCCGGCTGTTCTGGAGGCCGGGAAAAGTCTGGTGCTGACAGGCAGCTGCGGCACGGGAAAAAATCATCTGGCGGTCTCTCTGGCGAAAAACATCATCCGCAACCATCTCGCCAGTGTGGAACTGACTGACGTTATGCGTCTGACCCGCGCCGTGAAAAGCACCTGGCGCCACAATGCCGACATAACCGAAGAAAGCGTACTGGATCACTACGCTTCGCTGGATCTGCTGGTTATCGATGAAGTGGGCGTGCAGTTCGGAAGCCCTGCAGAGATGACCATCCTGCATGAGGTGATTAACGCCCGTTACGAAAGCGTTCTGCCAACCATCCTGATCAGCAACCTGCCACCTGAGCAGCTGAAAGAGTTTATCAGCGACCGTATTTTTGACCGTGTGACCGACGGGGGGCGCAACTACCTGGTATTCAACTGGGCAAGTTTTCGCGGCAATTACGGGGTGATTGCATGACACCCGTGTGGAAAAATGAGGATTTGGAAGAGGCAGTTATCGGCGCATTGTTCCTGCGTGGTGCCGACCCTGAGGTACTGGATGTTCTTTCCCGGCTGCCTGCAAGCACTTTCTCTGTTCGTCAGTATCGGGAAATTTACACTGGCATCTGCCGACAGGCCCGCGGCGGTGGTGTGATTGACCCGCTACTGCTTTGCGAGTCGCTGCCGGCGCTTCAGACCACGATTCTGGAAGCCACCCGCGTCAGCTGGGCGAAATCGGCTCTGGTCTCTTATGTTGACGTTCTGCGTCGCAATGCCGGCGTGCGTGATGCTGAATCCGCACTGGAAAAAGCACTGGAACAAATCAGGAGCGCCAGCAACGGCGATGCTGCTCTGGCCGCTCTTGAAGCCGCAAAACTGGCTGTATCTGCCATCGATATTTCTGCTGATACCGTCCAGCCCGTTCACATCTCAGAACTGCTCACAGCGGTGGCCGATGAAGCGGAATCCCGTAGCCAGGGGAAAGAAGAGACCCGAAGCCTGCTCACCGGCATTGAGGAACTTGACGCGAAGACGGGCGGTATTGAACCTACGGATCTGGTGTTTATCGCCGCTCGTCCATCGATGGGAAAAACCGAGCTGGCCTTGGACATTATCGACAAAGTATCCGCTCAGGGGCATGGCGTGCTGTTTTTCAGCATGGAGATGTCCGATATCCAGATCGCCAAACGCATGGTATCCGCCGCCGGCGGCATGTCGATGTCCCGCCTGAAAGCCGTGGATAAATTCGAGGACGAGGACTGGGCGCGGTTCTTTAACGGCATGGAACGTATGGCCACCCGCAATATCTGGATCACCGACGCCACGGGACTGACCATCGACCAGATACAGCAAACCGCCACGCGCTACCAGATAGCGCATCCTGAAATCGCGCTGGTGGTCATCGACTATCTGGCGCTTATCAAAATTCAGAGTGCTGCGCGGTACGATCTGGCCGTTGGCGAAGTATCCAAGGGGCTTAAAAACCTGGCGAAATCCAATAAAACCCCCGTCCTTGCGCTGAGCCAGCTGTCGCGCGGTGTCGAATCCAGACCCAATAAGCGGCCAATGAACTCCGATATGAAAAACTCGGGGGAAATTGAGGCTGATGCTGACTTGATCCTGATGTTGTACCGCGACGAGGTTTATAACCCTGAATCGCCAGCAAAGGGAATTGCCGAAATTAACGTGACAAAACAGCGGAATGGGGAGCTGGGGACTATCTACCGTCGGTTCTACAACGGTCATTTCCTGCCAATTGATCAGGATGAGGCTCGCCAGCGCTCGACGCCGCAACCAAAGGCACATCAACGCCGTTACACGAAAGGGAGCCGGGCTGGCCATGATGATTTTTAACATTACACCCATGGGAAAGCCGAGGATGACACGGGCGGACAAATGGAAGCAGCGAGAAGTGGTAATGCGCTACCGGGCGTTCTGCGATGAAGTTCGCCTGAAGAGCGTCACCATGCCGGAGCAGGGGGCTCACATTACCTTCGTCCTGCCGATGCCGGCAAGCTGGAGTCAGAAGAAACGCAAAGCGATGAACGGGCAGGCCCATCAGCAGAAACCAGACGCTGACAACATGATTAAGGCTCTGATGGATGCTCTCTTCGCTGATGACGCACATATATGGGATTTTCGAGTAACAAAAGTCTGGGGTGAGACCGGACAAATTTTAATTTCTGATATCGGAGAAGTGGCCGCATGAAACTTGAAGCATCGTTAAAGCATTTTAGCCCTCAGGGCATGCATATCAGCGACGACGTGAAAAGCACATCACCAAATCGCCTGACCGGAACAGATGTTATGGCGGCCATCGGTACCACCAGCAGTCGTGCGCGCTTCGGCCTGGCTGCATTTTTCGGTAAAGCCGGCATCAGTAAGACCGATGAACAGTTGGCTGTTCAGGCGCTGGCGCGGTATGCCATAGAAACAGCACCAAAGAACGTTCGCAAGGCGGCGGGTAGCCATCTCGGATGGTGTATGCAGATGCTGGCTCAGTTTGCTTTTGCGGAATACTCACGTTCGGCGGCCACCAGTGCAACGTGTCACAGCTGCAGCGGTACCGGGTTTATTTCCCGGCGTGAAGATGTAATTAAGCACCCTGGTATTTTCGATGCAGACGGTGTCGAAGTTAAGGCCCCAAAGATTAAAAATGAACTGGTGAAAAGGGTCTGTGGAGTGTGTGGAGGAAAGAAAGTGATCCATGCGCGATGCAGGTGTGGTGGTAAAGGGGAAGTCTTAGATCGCAAAGCGACCAAAGAACTTGGCGCACCGGTTTTCAAAACATGTGAGCGCTGCTCTGGAAATGGCTTCTCTGTTGTACCCTCAGCGACGGTTCACCGCGCCATTCTGAAGCGTCTCCCGGATCTCCATCAGTCTTCGTGGTCACGCAACTGGAAACCGTTCTATGAGGGGCTGGTGGACATGCTGCGTCAGGGTGAGCGACAAGCGGCTGTAGAATTCGAGAAGGCAACGACTTACTAATGTGATCGGAGCAAATGGCGACATTTTTTTGCACGTTAATGTTGACTTTGCATAAAAGTGTCCTGTATGCTTTCCATCGTGGAAGATACCGTCCAAACGAGATTAATACATAGCGCCCGCTTTTCTTGAGTGGGCTTTATGTTTTTACTGCCTGTGGCATACTGAAGTTGTAGATTGCAATCACAGGAGCCTTACATGATTACATTTAAAGATATAAAGAACAAAAAGACCCAGATTAAGGAAGAAAAGGCTAAATATAAAGAACTAATCAAAAACTCTATAAACGAATTTATTAAAATATATATTAGCTCTCTGCAATTACCAGCTGAAACTTTCACATTCAAGGACGATCGTCAGCATCCTTATGTGTTTATTTTAAACAAGGATCTGATGCCAACTACGAGCCTTTCCTTGGACGATCTGCACATAGATAAAGTTAATGGCGCCTCATTCATATTGCACACGGCTGTTGACGATGAAGCGCCGTTTCCTAGCCCAGTCCAGACTTCTATTAGTGTTTATTTCATTGATGGTAAGCTGGAATACTTATTGCAAACAGGTCACGTTAACAACGATGTGTCTCTTTTGGTCAATAATGAATCCGATCTTCGTACGTTCTGCGAGATAGTTAAAGAGTCAATTATTGCGAGAATTGAAAGTGAACAAATCGGGAAAAAGACGCTAAAAGACGACTCAGTTAATATTTGGAATTAAAAAACTTTAGCTTTCTCTGAAGTTAAAAATAGAAATGGCCGCGCATTTGCGTGGCCTTTTTCATTTCAGGCTCACGGGAATCATCATCGATAAAGCTCGTTGTTAAATCAGCCCGATGGGCCTGACCCTTTCAAACACACAGCACCCCGTTAACCCGGAGGTGAACCTATGGAAAAGCATATGCAAGACAAAGAAAGCATGGCCGGAATCACCTGGCTGGCTCTGCTGATCATCGCTGGCTGGGGCGGCCTTGCCCGATTCCTGATGGATGTGAAGCAGGGCAAAGCGAAATGGAGCTGGATAAATGCTTTTGCGCAGATTGTGGTTTCGGCGTTTACCGGGGTCATTGGTGGGCTCATCAGCATTGAAGGTGGCCTGAGTATTTACATGATACTGGCTACTGCCGGTATCAGTGGCGCTATGGGTTCCGTAGCGCTCACGTATTTCTGGGAACGAATCACCGGAGTGAAAGCACAATGACAGCAGACCAGACTATCGAGGGGATCCTCGGCAAAGAGGGCGGTTATGTCGATCATCCGTCAGATAAAGGCGGGCCGACCCGCTGGGGCATCACGCAGACCACAGCTCGAGCACATGGTTACACCGGTGATATGAGAAATCTGCCCAGGGAAACAGCAAAGCAAATTCTGCTCAGCGATTACTGGACCGGCCCCCGATTCGATCAGGTGGCAAGTTTATCTACGTTACTGGCAGATGAGCTTTGCGACACTGGCGTGAATATGGGGCCCAGCGTCGCCAGTAAGTTTTTCCAGCGCTGGCTCACTGCTCTGAACATGCGCGGGAAGCTATACCCCGATCTGATCCCGGATGGCGCCATTGGCCCCCGAACCATCACCGCGCTAAAGGGATATCTTTCAGCCCGCGGGAAAGAGGGTGAACAGGTTCTGTTGCGCGCGCTGAACTGCAGCCAGGGTGCCAGATACCTCGAACTGGCGGAGGGCCGCGAAGCCAACGAGGATTTTCTCTACGGCTGGGTTAAGGAGCGTGTCCTGTGAAGATGATCATTTTCGCTTTGCTCGTGCTGGTGGCTGTGCTCGTTCTGTTACTTCTGCGTAAATATACCCGGCTGGAGTTCGTAGGTCATGCCAGCCTGCTGCTGAAAACGTGGTCTGTAAAGCTGGGTGCTTTCGGCGCGCTGGTTGGCGTGTGGGCGCAGTCGTTCCCGGATGCTGCTCTGCACGCCTGGGCGATGCTGCCGCCGGACATTAAAAACATTCTGCCACCAAACATTGTGGCACTGATTAGCCCTGCGCTGGTGGTGCTGGCCGTGCTATCGCAATACGTGCGCCAGCCAGCATTGAAAGAGAAGGCCGACGAACTGAAGGATCCGCAGCAATGAGCTTTGAAATTATTGCTGGGCTGGTGGTTGTCATCCTGGGTGCTATCGCTGGCGCGTTCGGCATTGGTCATGCACGCGGGACCAGTAAGGCGGAAGCCAAAGCCGCTAAGCAGCGTACCGAAGAGAACGCCGCCGCCAGTATTGCTGTGGCAGAGCGGAAAGCGGAAGTAACCCAGGAGGCCAGCGATGTACAGCAGACTGTTAGTCATATGCCTGATGACGATGTTGATCGGGAGCTGCGCGAAAACTTTACCCGCAAAACCTGAAGTGATCGATACCGCCTGCAGTTGGGTGCGGATCATCTACCTGACCGACCACGATATCGACGTGCTGGATAAGCAGACCAAGCGCGACATTCTGGCGCACAACATATCGGTGCAGGCTAACTGCCCGAACCTTAACCCCACTAAGGGATAAATCAGTATTCATCCCCATGTGAGGATATTACAGAAGCCACTCTGTTAGTGGCTTCGATAATGCTCCCCACATCGCACAGAGGTAAGACATGTCAGAGATCACCGCATCCGAGCAAATCCGCCTGGATATCATCAAGAAAGTTAACTACGACACTGCAGCGGCCAAGCTGGCCATTGACTGGGTTGGTGATAGCAATCTGAAAGCTGAGCTATTCGCTGACTCTTTTGATCGTGTCTTCACTGAAAGTGAGATTGTCTCGAAGACCCGCAAGGCCATCCAGGAAGCGACTGAGGCGCTGGCGCTGTTTGATACCATCGCAGAACAGGCGAGCTAAGGCATTACAGCAGGCATTCACTGAGTGCCTGTGATAATGTCCTTGTTAATTTTAACGCGAGGATTGAGCTAATGCTTTGGACTTCAGTGAAATTTAAAATGCCTGAAACTACGAAAATGACGTCGTGGTTTATCGTTAATACAGCGAAGGGGGTTGGTGTCACAACTTACTCACCACTGAACGGTTTCTCAAAAACAGTCTTCATAGATAACGAAACACATCACGATTTAGAGGTTACTCATTGGATGCCGCTGCCTCATCCGCCTGAGAGTTAATAATTCGAACTCAAAATGGATTAGTTTTCCCACCTCACTCAAGCCACTGGCATTTGCCGGTGGCTTTTTCATTGGAGGCTGTATGCGCCTGACAGTTCTCGACGACGATCCGGGTGAACGCATCGAACCCGGTCGCGAGCGTATCACGGTGTACCTCGATAGTGTTGAGGTGAAGCACGTCTTCTCGGCTGATAGCGATAAAGGCGAAGTGATTGCCGCCGTGCTTGATAGCCGGGGTTACCTCACTGCTGAGAACGGCGAGGTTAAGCGCGAGACTCTGTTCGGTCACGTGAGGATAGAGCGATGCCCGCGCTGATACCCCGCGCTTGCCGCAAGCGTGGATGCCCTGGCACCACCACTGACCGTTCGGGATATTGCGAGAAGCATCGCAATGAGGGATGGCAGCAGCACCAGCAGGGCAAGAGCAGGCATGAGCGTGGCTACGGTAGCCAGTGGGATATCAGGCGTGCGCGCATCCTGAAACGCGACAACCATTTGTGCCAGAACTGCCTTCGCAGCGGGCGAGCTGTCGCAGCAAAGACGGTTGACCACATCAAGGCCAAGGCTCACGGGGGTACCGATGACGATTCGAACCTCGAAAGCCTGTGCTGGCCCTGCCATCAGACGAAAACCGGCCGCGAACGCCTCAAGTGATATCGATTCTCATTTGAGGCGAGGCAGAGGGGGGGCGGGGTCAAATCCCTGACGGCAAAGGCCCAAAGGACCGCCGCCTCAGTCAATTTTTTATACCCGCGAAAAATGAAATTTAACCAGGAGTAACGCTTATGGCTGGAACGGCGGGGCGTTCCGGGCGTAGACCAAAGCCAACGGCGCGCAAGGAGCTGGCCGGAAACCCCGGCAAGCGAGCCCTGAATAAAGAAGAACCAGTATTCACCCCCATCAATGGCGTAGCACCTCCGGACTGGTTTGCAGAAGAGGAACTCCCGTTAGCATCCATCATGTGGGAGCTGACGACCAAAGAATTATGCGGACAGGGCTTGCTCTGCGTGACCGATCTTGCAGTACTGGAGCGCTGGTGCGTTGCCTATGAGTTCTGGCGCAGGGCGGTAAAAAATATAGCTGTTGATGGTTTATCCATCACTGGCGCAATGGGCGGGAAAATTAAAAACCCTGAACTTACGGCTAAAAAAGAACAGGAATCGGAAATGAGTTCTACCGGTTCAATGTTGGGGCTGGACCCCAGCAGCCGACAGCGCCTGGTCGGTCTGGCCGGGAAGAAAAAGAACGAAAACCCATTCCTGAAGATGATCACGCCATGAGCCGAAAAGCCTATCCAAACGTTAACGCTGCAAATCAGTACGCAAGGCATGTTGTCGCCGGAAAGATTCCGGCATGCCAGTATGTCATTGATGCCTGCCAGCGACATATCGACGATTTGTCAAAATCGCAGGGAAAGAAATTTCGATACCGCTTTGATAAAGACCTTGCTGAGCGTGCCGCACGGTTTATTCAACTTCTCCCGCACACCAAAGGTGAATGGGCATTTAAAAGGATGCCTATTACCCTTGAACCCTGGCAATTATTTATTATTTGCTGCGCTTTTGGATGGGTTCATAAAGGCAGCAGGCTGCGCCGATTCAGAGAGGTCTATACAGAAATCCCCAGGAAAAACGGGAAGTCAGCGATAAGCGCCGGTGTGGCGCTTTTTTGTTTCACCTGTGATGGTGAATTTGGTGCGGAGGTGTATTCCGGTGCAACCACTGAAAAGCAGGCATGGGAAGTATTTCGACCTGCGCGGCTGATGTGTAAACGCACGCCACTACTCGTTGAAGCCTTTGGAATAGAGGTTAACGCCAAGAACCTTAGCCGTCCTGAAGATGGCGCCAGATTTGAACCGCTGATCGGTAATCCTGGTGACGGGCAGTCACCGCATTGCGCTATTGTTGATGAATATCACGAGCACGAAAGCGATGCGCTGTATACCACAATGATCACCGGCATGGGGGCCCGCAGACAGCCGATTATGTGGGCTATAACCACTGCTGGTTATAACATTGAGGGGCCTTGCTACGATAAGCGTCGTGAAGTTATCGAAATGCTGAACGGAACCGTGCCGAATGATGAGCTTTTTGGCGTCATTTACACCGTTGATGAGGGTGATGACTGGACCGATCCCGCTGTTCTTCACAAAGCCAATCCCAATATGGGGGTGTCGGTTTACTCGGATTTCCTCTTAAGCCAGCAAAGCAGGGCCAAAAATAATCCCCGCATGGCCGGGATATTCAAAACGAAACACCTGAATATCTGGGTCGCCGCACGTGCTGCTTATTTCAACCTGTTAAGCTGGCGAAAATGTGAGGATGAGACGCTCACCATTGAGCAGTTTGAAGGACAGCCCTGCATTCTGTCTTTTGACCTTGCGCGCAAGCTGGATATGAACTCTATGGTTCGGCTATTTACCCGTGAAATAGATGGGAAACGGCATTATTACTGTATATCTCCGCGCTTCTATGTTCCGTATGACACCGTATACAGCAACGATGTTGACGATCACCGCACCGCTGAGCGTTACCGTAAATGGGTTGAAGCAGGATATATCACCGTGACTGATGGTGCGGAAATTGATTACCGAGTAATACTTGAAGATGCCAAGCGTGATAATCAGCAAACTCCGGTTGAACAAAGCCCAATTGACCCGCACGGTGCAACAAACCTTTCTCATCAGCTTGCTGATGAACAGCTCAACCCTATAACCATTATCCAGAACTACACCAACATGTCTGACCCGATGAAAGAGCTTGAGGCCGCTGTAGAGTCCGGTCGATTTCATCATGACGGTAATCCGATAATGACCTGGTGTATTTCAAACGTGGTGGGTAAGCACCTGCCTGGAAATGATGATGTTGTTCGGCCAATTAAAGAGCAAAACGAAAATAAAATAGATGGGGCTGTTGCTCTGATTATGGCGATTGGACGGGCAATGTTATTTGAAAAGGAAGAAACCCTTTCAAATCATCTCGAAAGCTATGGCGTGCGCTCACTTTAAGAGGCAATTATGATCCTGATGATACTCGCGCCACTTGTTGGTGTGCTGGGGGCTATTCTGCTCTCATTCGGTGCTTGGGTTATTTACCCCCCTGCTGGCTACATTACTGGCGGTATTCTGTGCCTGCTCTGGTCATGGCTTGTATCCCGCTCCCTTTCCGGTAACTGGAAAATTGAATCCGGGGAGGGTGGCTAATGTTTTTTCCCGGAATGTTTACGAAAAGCACCGCATCGGTCACGACGCCAGCGGAACTGGCGGAAGCTGTAGGGATGACTTACGACACCTACACTGGAAAGCGCGTTAGCAGCCAGAAAGCGATGCGACTTACAGCAGTCTTTGGTTGCATAAGAGTTCTGGCTGAGTCTATGGGGATGCTTCCCTGCAACCTGTACAAAATCACTGGTAACAGCAAGCAAAAAGCGACCTCTGAAAGGCTGCATAAATTACTGACCATGAAGCCAAATGACTATATGACCCCCCAGGAGTTCTGGGAGCTGGTCATTGTGTGTCTTTGCCTGCGCGGTAATTTTTATGCCTACAAGGTCAAAGCGCTGGGTGAAGTGGTCGAGCTTTTACCCATTGATCCGGGCTGCGTTGACCCTAAGCTTAACAGTCAGTGGCAACCGGTATATCAGGTCACGTTCCCTGATGGTTCTACGGATGTGCTGGGTCAGGATGATATCTGGCACGTCAGGACGTTGACCTTTGACGGGCTGGTGGGCCTGAACCCAATCGCATACGCAAGGGAAGCCATTTCTTTGGGTATGGCGACAGAAGAACACGGCGCCCGATTGTTCGCAAATGGCGCGGTCACTTCTGGCGTTCTCCGTACTGAGCAAACGCTGACTGATGCAGCCTATGAACGGCTGAGAAAAGATTTTGAAGATCGCCACCTTGGGCTCAGCAATGCGCATCGTCCGATGATTCTTGAAATGGGTCTTGACTGGAAGTCGATGGGACTCAACGCCGAAGACAGCCAGTTTCTTGAGACCAGAAAATTTCAGCTGGAGGAAGTCTGCCGCCTGTACAGGGTGCCGATGCATATGGTGCAGAACACTGACCGCGCCACCTTCAACAATATTGAAAACCTTGGCATTGGCTTCATCAACTATTCACTCGTTCCGTACATGACCCGTATTGAGCAGCGAATCAACGTGGGGCTGGTGAAGGAATCGAAGCAGGGCACCTATTATGCCAAGTTTAATGCCGGTGCTTTGCTGCGTGGGGATATGAAATCAAGATTTGAATCGTATTCAACCGGTATTAACTGGGGCATTTACTCACCAAATGACTGCCGTGAACTGGAGGATATGAACCCACGCTCTGGCGGTGACGTTTATCTGACGCCGATGAATATGACGACCAAACCGTCTGACAGCAATAAGAGCAAAACAACCGAGGAACAACATGATGCCGATGACTAAACAGCGGCTGGATATTCCGCTGAAGCTAAAGTCTGTCAGCGACAGCGGGGAATTTGAAGGCTATGGCTCTGTGTTTGGCGTTAAGGACAGTTACGACGATGTAGTTGTTCCCGGCGCTTTCAGTAAATCGCTTCAGTCATGGCGGGAGAAAAACGCGCTGCCAGCTATGCTCTGGCAGCATCAGATGGATGAACCTATCGGTGTTTATACCGAAATGAAAGAGGATGACGTCGGCTTATATGTCAAAGGCCGGTTACTCATTGATGATGATCCTCTTTCAAAGCGAGCGCATGCCCACATGAAGGCCGGTTCTTTAACCGGCCTTTCTATTGGTTACATGCTCAAAGACTGGGAATACGACCGTGAGAAAGGCGTGTTTCTCCTAAAGGAAATCGACCTTTGGGAGGTCAGTCCCGTAACGTTTCCGTCGAATGACGAGGCGCGGGTCAGCGATGTTAAAAGCGCGTTTGCCCGTGGCGAAACACCATCCCAGAAAAGTATTGAACGGGTCCTGCGCGATGTTGGGCTCTCCCGCACCCAGGCCAAAGCATTCATGGCCGGGGGCTATGGCAACCTCTCTCAGCGTGACGCTGATGGTGTGGATGCCGCACTGGATGCACTGAAAAACATCAAATTTTAATCAGGAGTTGAATTATGGCAGTCGAAATTAAAGACGTTGAGCAGGTCGCGCAGGATTTGCAGCAAAAATTCGATGATTTTAAAGCGAAAAATGATAAGCGCATTGAAGCTATCGAAGCTGAAAAAGGCAAGCTGGCCGGAGAAGTTGAAACACTTAACGGCAAGCTGACCGAGCTGGATCAGCTTAAAACCGCGCTGGAGGATGAGCTTAAACAGGTTAAACGTCCAGCTGGTGGCACTCAAAGCAAGGCCGCAACCGAGCACAAAACCGCTTTCATCGACTTTATGCGCAAGGGTAAGGATGACGGATTGCGTGATCTGGAGCGTAAAGCCCTGCAGGTTGGCGTGGATGAAGACGGCGGATATGCTGTCCCAGAAGAGCTGGACCGCACCATTCTTAATCTTCTGAAAGATGAAGTAGTGATGCGCCAGGAGGCCACAACTATCACTGTTGGCGGTGCCAACTATAAAAAACTGGTTAACCTTGGCGGCACCGCTTCCGGCTGGGTCGGTGAAACCGATCCCCGTCCGGCTACTGATGCGTCTAAACTCGGTCAGATTGAACCGTTCATGGGTGAAATCTACGGAAACCCTCAGGCAACCCAAACGATGCTGGATGATGCCTTCTTCAATGTAGAGGACTGGATCAACAGCGAACTGGCGGTTGAGTTCTCCGAACAGGAAGAAATCGCTTTTACCAGCGGTAACGGTACGAAAAAACCGAAAGGCTTCCTGGCCTACGCCTCCACTCTGGAGGACGATAAAACCCGTGCCTTTGGCACGCTGCAGCACATTCTTTCCGGTGCGGCGGCGGGTGTGACTGCCGATGCGATTATCAAACTGGTCTACACCCTGCGCAAGGTTCATCGCAACGGTGCTAAATTCATGATGAACAACAACAGCCTGTTTGCCGTTCGCATTCTGAAGGACTCCGAGGGTAACTATCTCTGGCGTCCGGGCCTTGAGCTGGGCCAACCCTCTTCTCTGGCAGGTTATGGTGTTGCTGAGAATGAGCAAATGCCGGATATCGCAGCAGATGCGAAAGCCATTGCGTTCGGTAACTTTAAACGTGGCTATACCATCGTTGATCGTATTGGTACCCGCATCCTCCGCGATCCGTACACCAACAAACCATTCGTTGGTTTCTACACCACCAAACGTACCGGCGGAATGCTTGCCGATTCTCAGGCCATCAAACTGCTGCAGATCGGTGCTGGCGCATAATCTGATGGGGCTTCGGCCCCATTCTTATGGAGGTCATTATGCTGCTGAAAAAAGACCTGAAATGGTCACCTGATGGCATTCAGATCATAAACATTCCCGCCGGTGAATATGAGTCTGGATCACTTCCTGAGCGCGCTCTTGAGGTTGCTGCTCAAATGGGGATTCTTGACGGCACTGAACAACCGGAAACTGAAACAACTGTTAAGCCTAAAGTCGGTAATAAGCGGGGTGAAGGCAAATGAAGCCCTCTGTAAATGAGCTTCGTTACCAGTGCCGTATCGACAGCGATGACGATACAGAGGATGTGATGTTAACTCTCTACCTCAATGCCTCCTTGAAGCACGCTGAAAAAATCACAAATTGCCGTCTTTATGATAACGCTGTTCCAGACGACGACCCTGACGGGTTGGTAATCGAGGACGATATCAAACTGGCCCTGATGCTGTTGGTTTCGCACTGGTATGAAAACCGGGAGCCTGTTAGTAGCGACAGCGTTAATACTATTCCGTTCGGCGTTAAATCAATTCTGGAACAGCATCGAAAAATTCCTGGGACGTAGGGGGACTTATGCAGGCAGGGCGATTACGGCACCGGGTCACCATTCAAAACTTCACAACCTCCAGAACGCCTTCAGGTCAGCCGGTTGAAAAATGGGAAGATGGGAAAACCATCTGGGCCGAGGTTAAGGGTATAAGCGGTCGTGAACTTTTAGCCGCTGGCGCTGAGCGTGCCGATGCCACCATTCGAGTCTGGGTGCGTTTTCGTACAGATATCTCAGCTTCTTCCCGCCTGAAAGTACGTACCGGCCCGTTTAAAGGCGCCGTTCTTAACGTTACCGGCCCTCCGGTTCCGGATATCAAAGGTACCCGGCTGGAAATTCTCTGCAAACAGGGGACCGAAAAATGATTGATGTGAATCTGGATTTTTCCGGGCTGCAGGATATCGCCCGCGATCTGCAAACGCTCAGCAAAGCCGAAAATAATAGAGTTCTCCGTGATTCGACTCGTGCTGGCGCCGAATTGCTCCGCCAGGAGGTTATTGATCGCGCTCCGGAGAAAACCGGCAAACTGAAGAAAAACGTTGTTGTCGTCACCCAGAAAAGCCGCCGTCGAGGTGAAATCTCATCGGGGGTGCATATTCGTGGCGTTAACCCGCGAACGGGGAACAGCGACAACACCATGAAGGCCAGCAACAAGCGGAATGCGTTTTACTGGCGCTTTGTGGAGCTGGGGACAGCTACGGCGCCAGCACATCCGTTTGTTCGTCCTGCCTTTGATACCCGCATGGAAGAGGCTGCGCAGGTGGCTATGCAGCGGATGAATCAGGCTATTGATGAGGTGCTGGCTAAATGACAGAAGATGATCTCTATGACCTGCTGTCGCCGCTGGCAGACGGGCGGGTTTATCCGTATGTGGTATCGCTGGGTAGTGACGGGCTTCCCGATGTCCCCGCGCCTTACATCATCTTCTCGATACCGACTGAAGTATCCGGGGATGTTTTCTGCGGCCAGGCAGAGTCGACACTGCGCATTCAGGTTGATGTATGGGCTGAAACGAATGACGAAGCCCGGGCGTTACGCCTGGATGCCCTGGCTCGCCTGCAGGTTCTTTCACCTGTCGAGGTGACAAAAATCCCTGGCTACGACACGACAACCCATCTTCATCGGGCAACCCTCGAAATAACGGTCATTGCCTGACAAAAACCAATCCAATCCGACCGCCGCTGGCGGTTTTTTCATTTATGGAGGCTGCGATGTCAGCACTATTTGAACGTGCCCAAAAAACGGTAGTAATGATTACCTCTGTGCCGGTCACCGCGGCAGAGCTGGATACCGCAACCTGGTTAAACCTGAGTTGCACTATAAAACAGGCAAGCTTTACCGCTGGTCAGAAAAACGATATTGACGTGACAGTGCTGTGTTCGGATGAAACGGAAAATATCAACGGCCTTCCTGCTCCGTCTGAAATGTCACTTTCCGGTAACTTCTACCGCAACCCGGCGCAGGATGCACTTCGTGCAGCATATGATAACGACGGGGTTTATGGATTTAAGGTTATTTTCCCGTCTGGTAATGGATTCCTGATGCGCTCTGAGGTACGTCAGCACACCTGGGATTCTCAAACCAACGGTATTGTTGCTGCAACGTTCTCGCTACGTCTGAAAGGCAAACCCACCAATATTAATGCCCCAGGAGTCCTGTCTTTTGCTACTGACCTTCCGGCGTCCCAAACGGTCGCGGCCGGAAGCGCCCTGACTATGGGCGTGGTCATCCAGGGCGGTACGGCACCTTATACCTACGTCTGGAAAAAGGGCTCAACGGTAATCAGCGGCCAGACCAACGCAACGTTTACGAAAGCCAGCGCTGTATCCGGTGATGCCGGGGTTTATTCCTGCGTGGTTACTGATGCCGATGGCACCGTTATCACCTCTGCTGATCACACCGTCACCATCAGTTAACGGAGCGCCGGGAGACCGGCGATAAACTTAATGTCAAAACTGAGTCTTAAAGCACTGGCACTGGCCCCGATGGCGGGCTTTCGTAAAAAAGAAGTCACCGTTCCGGAGTGGGATAACGCCAAAGTCATCATTCGTGAGCCATCAGCAGAAGCCTGGATTCGCTGGCAGGGCATTGCCAGCCCTGAACCACCCAAACCACTGGAAGGGCAGGATCCCCAGGAGGCACCAGAACTGACCCCTTCAGAACGAGCCTTCCGCACGATGCGGGCCGACGTCACGCTTTTCATCGATATTTTGCTGGATACCGACCTGCAGCCCGTCTTTACTGTCGATGACACCGAACAGGTTGAAGCGATCTATGGCCCCGTGCATTCCCGGCTGTTGAAGCAGGCACTTGATCTCATTCGTGACGCGGATGATGCTAATGCAAAGTAAAAATGCCTGGCATGCAGTTCCTGATGGCGCTGGCGCTCCGGATGGGCCGCACGCTGGGCGAACTGCGACAAACCATGACGGTCGGCGAATTCAGGATGTGGGCTGAGTACGACCGTATCAGCCCAATCGGCGATATTCGCGGCGATATCCTCAATGCTCAGCTGGTATCTGCGGTTTACGGAGCGCAGGGCGTTAAAGTCACCATTGAAGAGGCTCAGCTTCAGTGGAGCACAGAAGAGATTGAGGTAAACGACGGCGGCGATCCCTTTGCAGGCTTGGAGGCCGCTTTGCTCGCAGCATCAGCTTGAACAAACAATGATAGCTGAAGTTTTACTTATCCAATGGTAGGATTTTAGTTCTTTTCTACCTATTGGGATAAAAAATGAAAAAAATATTGGGCGTTTTATCTTTAGTAGTTTTTGCTATAGCATTTATTATTGCGTTAAGGCAACCAATATCAATTGTGTTTCTTTTTGCTGTTTTGGTTATTCCTTTAAAATATATAGATAAGATTGGCGGGGAAATTGCTTCTCTTTTGATAATTCTCGGTTCTGTTTTTGTCTTGTTTTTTGTTAACTCAATGGTCCCTTTGTGGGGGGAGAGGTATGAGAACCATGAGGAGCTAATGAGAATTAGCGAGAATGATAGGCAGAAAAGATACAACAACATGAATGTTATATCAGCAAGCAACCCTAGTGTTAAGGCTGAATTAAAAGACCCCGAATCTGCAACCTTCAAAAACCAGATCATTGGTCGTGACGGATATGTATGCGGACAAGTAAATGCTAAAAACAGCTTTGGTGCATATGCTGGGTTTAAAAGGTATGTAAGTAAAAGTGGAATAACCATTATTGATGATGGTGGAACTGAATTTTCTAAACTATGGGGCGAGATTTGTAGTTGATACATTCTTGCTAATTAAAGAAAACCGCTTAGGCGGTTTTTTTTATACCTGTGAGGATACAAATGGCAACCCTACGTGAGCTTATCATAAAGGTTTCAGCAAACTCTCAATCATTCCAGACTGAGATCGCCCGAGCTTCACGCATGGGGCAAGACTATTATAAAACCATGCAGAATGGTGGGCGCCAGGCTGCTGCCGCTGCGAAAGAAAGCCAAAAAGCTCTTTCCGATTTAACGGATGGATTTGCTTCAGCGGGTCGGGCTGCCACAGCTGCAGCTGCGGCATTTGCAACAGGAAAACTGGTTCAGATTGCAGACCAATGGAACTCAGTAAATGCACGGCTTAAACAAGCCTCAGTGTCTACGAATGATTTTACTTTATCTCAGACCCGATTAATGGCGATCAGTCAGAGTACGGGCACTGCTTTTACTGATAACGCTAATTTATTTTCACGCGCCGCAGCATCAATGCGTGAATTTGGCTACAGCTCAGATGAAGTACTCAAAATCACCGAAGCGGTATCAACAGGATTAAAGCTATCTGGTGCAAGTACAGAAGAAGCCGGTTCTGTTATTACCCAGTTTAGCCAGGCGCTTGCTCAGGGTGTTTTGCGTGGCGAAGAGTTTAACGCGGTTAACGAAGCTGGGGATCGTGTCATCCGCGCCCTGGCTGCTGGTATGGGGGTTGCCCGAAAAGATCTTAAAGCGATGGCTGACCAGGGGCAACTCACAATTGATAAAGTCGTACCAGCATTAATCAGCCAGTTAGGTGTGTTACAGGGGGAGTTTGCCTCGTTACCGCCGACAGTGTCCGGCTCAATGCAAAAAGTCACTAACTCGTTTATGGCATGGGTCGGTGGGGTAAACCAGGCGACTGGTGCAACAGACGCACTTTCTGGCGGTCTTGATGGGCTGGCAGGTACGCTGGATTCTCTTACATCTTCTGCTGTCAGCGGGGCCCTCAGTGACGTAGCAGATAATATGTCACTAATTACCACTGTAGCTGGTGGTCTGGTTGGGATCGGATTAGCACGGTATCTTGGTGGGATTGTTACCAGCGCAAGTAGCGCTACTGGCGCACTTATTTCAGCTGCAAAATCTGAGGTAGCTCTTGCAGTCGCTCAGGAAAAAGCCGCGCAATCTTCTGTTGCCGCTTCCCGCGCCGCCGTTTACCGCGCCCAGCAAGCCCTTCAGAGTGCTAAAAGTGCAGATGTTCAGGCTGCACAACAGGAGAGGGTTGCGGCCGCAGAAGCTAAGGTTACTGCTGCGCAAGGTCGATTGACCACAGCTCTCTCCACCGGAACAGCTACAGAAAAAGTACGAGCACGAACTGCTCTGGAGCGGGCTCAGGCGGGGCTTGTAGCTGCAAAAAATGCCGATGCACAGGCAATTGCCGAAAGAAAACTTGCCGCAGCGCAGGCGGCGCTTAGCCGTAATATTTCAGGCAGGATTTCTGCTCAAAATAACCTTAACAGCGTTACCTCTGTCGGCACCCGGTTGATGAGCGGGGCTCTTGGGCTGGTCGGTGGTATACCCGGGTTAGTTATGCTGGGTGCTGGTGCATGGTACGCTATGTATCAAAGCCAGGAACAAGCAAGAAAGTCAGCTCAGGAGTATGCCAGCCAAATAGATCAAATCAGAGAAAAAACCTCTTCAATGACTCTACCTGAGGTAGATAGTAATCGTAAATTAACGGTTGAGGCGATGCAGGAGCAAAAGCGCTTAATCGAAGAACAAGAGCGGAGCGTAAAAAGCCTTAATAGACAAATAAATGATTTAAATGAAAGTAGAAGCAAGCCAGGTATTACTCAAGAAAATGATTTGAATATTACAAAGGCTATCGCAATTCTTACCGAACAGGTTGTCGTAGAAGAAGACAAACTACGGCAGATGCGAGAAAAGGCAAGTGATATACTAAAGGCACAGGAGGAACAAGAAAGAAGAAGAAACGATCTTATAAAAGAAAGAGCATGGCGGCAAAATTCTGAATACCAGAACCTTGTAATGATGACTGGTAAGTATTCCGAAGTTAACCGTTTACTTGGATTGGGTAATCAGCTTTTAATGGAAAGGCAAGGGCTGGTTAACGTGCCAATGCGAATGCCTCAGGCTGATTTAACATCACAGCAAGCCAATGCTCTGGAAAAAAGCCGTCAGGACCTTGAACTATCGAAGCTTAAAGGAGAAGCAAGGGAAAGAGCCCGGTTAGGTTATGCCGCTGACGAATTAGGGCTCAAGGATGAACCTCAGTTTAAAACTAACCGCGATCTGTATATTAATCAGGGTTTGGCGAAATGGCGAAATGATGAATCCAATAAACCCACCCGGAAAGCGCCAAAAAGCGAAGAGGTTAAAGCGGCTGAAAAGACAGAAGACGTTTACAAGCGCCTTATTAAACAGCAGCAGGAACAAATTGCCCTGGGAAGCCAGAATACCGAACTGGCTAAAATGAAATATCAGGTGACGCAGGGGGAGTTAGCCTCTCTAGAACAAGCCAAAAAAGAAATAATCCTGCAAAATGCTGCACTAATCGATCAGAAAAACATTGCTGAACAGTTGCAAACGTTCCGTGAGGGGCTGGCTGACAGTAATGCCGCTGCGCGTGACCGGGGGAATATAGATTTTCTTGGCGCCGGGATGGGAGATAAAGCCCGCGACCGCATGAAGGAAATGGCGGATATTCGCACTGACTTCCGTAAGCAGCAGGATGAGCTTCAGCGTGACTTTAACAAGAAGCAAATTTCTGAAGACCAGTACAAACAGCAGACGGAAGCGCTGCAGGCGGCGCTTGCTGAACGGTTAGCGATTCAGGAGGACTACTACAAAAAGACCGATGAACAGCAGTCAGACTGGCGCATGGGGATCAGCGATTCCCTGATGAACTATGCCGATCAGGCTTCTGATCTGAGCTCAATGGCTGCCACTGCAACCAGCGAGATTCTGGATGCCACCACAAACTCTATCTCCAACAACCTGACAAACGTCCTGACAGGCGCTGCTTCGTTTAAAGATGGGATGTCGAATATTTTTTCTTCCCTGGGCGAAACGGTGATTAAGACGCTGATCCAGATGGCAACACAGGCGTTAATCACCAAAGCAATTATGGCGTCATTTGGCGGCGGAGCGGGTGGGTTGTTCGGTAGTCTTTTTGGCGGTGCCAGCGGTGCGGCAAGTAGTGGTACCGCTATTCAAAGCGCGGGAGCTAATTTTTCATTTAACGCTCTCGGAGGCGTTTACGATTCTCCGTCACTTTCTGCCTACAGCAATGGTGTTTACAGCACTCCCCAATATTTTGCGTTTGCGAAAGGGGCAGGTGTATTCGGCGAGGCCGGGCCGGAAGCCATCATGCCGCTTACCCGTGGTGCTGATGGTTCGCTTGGGGTCAAAGCTGTTGGGCGGGAATCGCCGGCGGTACAGAACGCTGCGAGGCAGCAGCAAGAAAGACAACTTATTTCAACTGGTGACATCAACGTCAATTACCACCTCACTGGTAAACCGGATGATGTGATGATGCAGACATTGGATGCCCACGGCCGCCGCCTGGCTAAACAGATAAAATCTGAACTGACGAGCGACGTAAACAATCCTCAAAATGCCTTCGGTAGAGCTCTTTACTCCAACCTTCAGCCCAAAAAACCACGATAACCTGCCCGGAGGGAATATTCATGGCAGATATTTTCTACCCGGACGAATACCTGCCCATGCCGCTTATGGACGGGTACGGGTTTAAGCCCATATCACCTTTGCTGCGAACGGAGATGACGTCCGGTCGCGCTCAACAACGAAGGCGATATACCTCAACACCCACCCAGGCATCGGTTAAATGGATTTTTAAAACTGATGCTCTGGCGCAGGTGTTTGAGGCGTTTTTCAGGGATGCGCTTAGAGATGGCCAGTCCTGGTTCTATCTGAAACTCCAGACTCCAGTCGGGGTAAAGCCTTATAAAGCAAGGTTCGTGGATATTTACGAAGGGCCGACGCTGGTCGCGCCAAAATACTGGCAGTACAGCGCAACGCTGGAATTATGGGAGCGCCCGTTACCGCCTTCTGGCTGGGGGAATTACCCGGAATGGCTGGCGGGCCAGTCGTTACTGGATATTGCGCTAAACAGAGAGTGGCCGAAGCATGACAATTCTTGAGCGACTATATGCCAGCAGCGGATCGGAGGTTATTCACGATACGCTGCAGATATCAGCAGGCGATGATAACTACTGGCTAACCAGTGGCTGGGATGACGTTTCAGTGACACTGGAAAATGGTCAACCGGTGACGTTTGAGGCCAGCGCGATAGATATCGCCTTACCAGCCAGGAACGCCGACGGGACACAGGATTTAAAGTTTGCTATCAGCAATATTGACGGACGGGTTTCTGAGGCGATCGATAAAATCCTGGATGAAATGAAATCAGCCACGCTGACATTCCGGCGGTACATTTCATCCGATCTGTCTGCTCCGGCATCATCACCGTATACGCTCGATATCAAATCCGGCTCCTGGACCCCGACAGCAGTTCAGGTCACGGCAGGCTATATGAATGTCCTCAAAACAGCCTGGCCCCGTAAACGTTACAACCTCGCCGAGCATCCGGGCTTACGTTACTAACCTGAGGCAAATATGTTTAATCCTGATAAATACCGTTCTGTTAAATGGCAGAAGGGCGGTAGAGCCTACCCGCTACTCGACTGTTTCGGCATTGTGAATGAAATACGCAGCGACCTGGGGCTACCTGAATGGCCGGATTTTGCAGGTGTGACCAAAGACGGAGGGGGCCTCGACCGGGAGGCGAGAAAGCTAATGCTTTCGCTGAAGCGTTGTGACCCCTGTGAAGGTGCCGGAGTGGCTTGCTATTCGGGCTCAACAGTTTCCCATGTCGGGATCGTTGTAATGCTCGATAACCAGCTGCAGGTCGCGGAATGTAATCCAGGCTCGGGGGTTACGTTTCTGCCACTGGCACGATTTATCCGCCGCTTTAACCGTGTGGAGTTCTGGCAATGACGATAAAGTTTTACCCGTCCCGGCTACCGGGTGAACCCCTTGAAACGCACGAGCATGGTGTGCTGACGCTGCATGAGTGGATGAGCAGAAATGTCCCGAGCTATTCACAGGATAAAACTCATCCAGTCGTGATCGAGCTGAACGGCCAGGCAGTCCCCCCGGCGGAATGGCCGTTATGTTTGTTGCGGCCAGACAGCGACGTGCGGATATATCCCATTCCGTATGGCACGGGTCTTGAAATTGCCGCGTGGGTTTCGGTGGCCGTATCCATTGCGTCTACGGCCTATGCATTATTCTTTGCCCCTAAACCAGAGCTGGGCGGCTTTTCATCCAGTAACGCTTCATCGCTGGATCTGAATCCGGCTAAAGCCAATACAGCGAAGCTTGGCGATCCCGTTAGGGAGGCTTTCGGGCGAAACCGGATTTACCCGGATTACCTGGTGCAGCCGGTAACGCGATTCGACCCCGCTGATCCCACCAGAATGACGGTAGAAATGTTTGTCTGCCTTGGATATGGGCGTTTCTCCTATACCGGTGGAGATTTTCGGGTAGGAGAAACTCCGGCGCTGACCTTAGGCGAGGGTTTTTCATATACCAGCTATGGGCCCGGCGATAATGTGGCCGGGGATCGTCGCAGCGAGATATGGTTCAACTCAACGGAAGTTGGTGGAACGTCGAGCGGCAGCGGCCTCGATATGGCTCAGACTGCCCCTGAAGCCAGTGATATCGTTGCTGATGCCATGACCGTCAGCGGTGCCTCTGTCTCGTTTTCTGGCCTCGATGTCGATGATGATAATGATGAAGACGAGGATGAGAATAAACTTCCTCCAGGCTGGATCGCCGGTGCAATTGTCACCCTGAAAGCGCCAGTGAATTATCAGGTATCCATCGAGGGCGGTTTTAACGTGCTGACAGGCGACGTCGTGTCAGAGATTGCGCCATTCAGTCGAATGCCTGTCACCCTAACGTTTAACGGTACTGACTATGACCTGCAGATCGCCACGTATACCCCTCACCAGGACGCCGTTCCGGGAACAGGTGGAGCGACTGCGGTATTACGCGCCAGTGCGTCGCCGTCAACGTATGACTTTACGACAACCAGCCAGACCTTTGCTCTGACCTGGCAGGGTATCACCTATACCATATCTCTGGTCGTCAACTACGGCACAATGTCTGGCTTGCTCGCAGCGATTAATGGCGGGTTGAATGGTTCGGGGCTCATTGCTCAGGATGATGGCGGCGTGATACGTATCGTGGAGATCTCCAGCCCCTGGCGTGGCGGTTCCATTACGTCATCATTCCTGCCTGCGTCAGTATTTGGCGACAGCCCGGTATTTACAGCTGGTACAGCATCCAGCGGCGGAAGCCCTGCGGTAACAGCCAGCGTGACGCTGGCATACGATTCTGGCACTGCCTTTTCCGGATTGCCGGAAGGCACTCAGCGGATTTCCCTGGCGCACCGTGGCAACGAATACCAGATAGCGTCTACTGATGGTCCCTCTGCGACCGTACAGCGTGTGGTTAACGGTGTCGTTGACAGCACCTGGTCAGGCTTTATGACCCGTACCGTCGTGGATTTTGCCGCGTCTGGTATTAACGATAATGAAACCTGGCTCGGCCCCTTTCTGGCCTGCCCGCAAAATGAAGTTGTGGATGCCTTCGAGGTCAACTTTGCTTTCCCAAACGGAATTTGCGGGTTCCAGAACAACGGGAATAAGCGGGTCCGCCATGTCGAGTATGAAATCCAGTATCGCGTTTATGGTTCCGGATCAGGGTGGACGAGTAAGCCAGGGGTTTACGCGCTTAAAAACATTAATGGCCTCGGTTTTACAGAGCGTTTTGATCTGTCCTCTCCTGGGCTGGTGGAGGTTCGATGTCGCCGCCGTAACGAGCAGGGGAGCAACAACGCGAGAGACAGCATGTTCTGGCAGGCGCTCAGAGGTCGTTTGCTTTCCCGTCCGACCTCCTACGCAGGGATATCAACAATAGGGATCACGGTTGAAACTGGCGGCCAGCTGGCGGCGCAGTCAGACAAGCGTGTGAGTGTTGTCGCCACACGAAATTATGATGGCGGTGGTGACAGGACAATCAGCGGTGCGTTCCTGCATCTTGCCCGCAGTCTGGGATATCGCGACGACCAGATCGACATTGCGGCGCTCAGTACGCTGGAGGCTACCTACTGGACGCCAAGGGGAGAATATTTTGATCACCAGGCAAGCAGTGACAGCACGTCAGCAAAGGATATTTTCGACAAAATAGCCGAGGCTGGCATGGGGTATTTTCTGCTGTCTGACGGGTTGCTTTCTGTCGGGAGAGAGGGCGTCAAAAGCTGGACAGGGATCATTACTCCTCAGGATACCGTGGAGGAAATGCAGACGTCATTCAGGGTCCCGTCGGAGGATGATTTTGATGGCGTGGATGTGAAATACATCAACCCTGTGACCTGGGCGGAGGAAACCGTACAGTGCCGGACGCCGGAAAATCCTTTTCCGCGCAAAACGGAGGCATACACCATTGATGTTGCCATGACTGCAGATCGCGCCTGGCGTATCGGGATGCGTCGGTTAATGAAATATCTCCACCAACGCCGAACGTATACGGCTACGACTTCGATGCTGGGATGGTGTCATGACTTCGGTGATCACATCATTTTGTCCGACGACATTCCAACCGGGAAAACCCAAAGTTGCCTGATTGACGCGATGATTTACGACTTCCAGGAAATTACGCTGCACGTCACGGAGCCACTGGACTGGAGCTACGCGAATCCTCGCTGCTGGATACAGTTTCAGGACGGTCGCCCATCATCGCGAATGCTCATGCCGCAACGGGTAGATGATTTCACGCTGACGGTACCGTACAACGACGACCTGCATCCCGACGACTGGATTATGGACGACCCAGATATTGATCTGCCGAAGTTATTGTTCTGCGACAGTGAAAAGGGTGCGCGGCATGGGATAGTCCAGGAGGTTGCCCCATCAGGTGACAGCAACTGTCAGATTACTGCACCTGAATATAAAGAAATTTTCTACCAGTACGACGACGCCACATACCCCGGCGACGTCGCTTAATACCAAAAAATCCCTTTCAACTTTTCTTTCGCTCAAACCCTCGTTTGGGCGAACGCCTTTTTTGGAGCAAAAAACATGGCCGAACTTAACCCGCCTTTGGGAACGACGACGCCTGAAATTTTCCTGGATAACGTCAAGCGCGCTGACGAGCTGGTTAACGGTCCGGCCGGAACGGTTAACGACCGCGGTGGTGAACCGCTGGATACGTGGCGCCAGATGATGGCGAAAAACGATGAGATCAGGCAGAACCTGATCCCGCTCAGTAAGCAGTACGCGACGCTGGCAGCGGCACAGACTGACATCGTGAATATCCCGGTGAACTCCACAACCTACGTGCGTAGCCCGGACGGCAGCGCGCTGGCTGACGAGTACATGAATGTGGCGGGGACGCTGACAGCAACCGGGCGCAGAATGCCCTCTCAGCAATCCGTAGACGAAAGCCATAAAAATATCCTGGGCTATCTGACTGATGCACTGCCAAATTTATACCGGTTCAAAACAGTGCATTGCCAGACTGCGCCGACTGCACAGGCTGCGAGCGTTGCTGCCAGTTGGTTTATTCTGCCGGATGCGCTCACGGCTGGCCTCATTTCAAAAGTTGAACTGGCCGTTGCGACAGCAGGGAAGATCTATGTTGCTACGTTCTCAAAAGCGGGGAATGTATTTACCAGGAAAAAGGTGAAAAGTTTTGATGTCGCTGCCGGGACAGTTTCTCTCACGCCAGAGATGCTGGCTGACGAAGGGGATTACATCGGGGTTTATACGGAGGGAGGCTTATATTTCAACACTGCTGCGACGATAACTGGTACGGTTTATCGCTGGGCATCTACAACACCAGGTAGCGACACCAATTTTGACACGGCATTAGCAACAGGGTCATACAACTACACATTCCAGGTACGCGTAACCGCGCTCCGTGGAAATGCGCTGTCAATTTCTACCGATGCCCTGAATACGCAGCTGATCGGCATGGCATCGCGGTTTGACAATTTATCCGCGCCTTCCCGCGCCGGAGACGGCAACCGCATGTTCATGCTGAATACGCCAGTCAAATTTGATGGGGTGGTGACAGGTGTCACCTGGCTTGCAAATAACTCTGGTGGCGGCAGCCAGACAGTCAGGGCGATGGCTTATCGCCTGTCCGGGTCTACTTATACGCTGGTCGATTCTCAGGTAGTGACCGTCAGCCCGGCTGATAATTCGGTCACTGTACTGCCGCTATATCTGAGCGTTAAAGCGGGCGATTTTCTGGTTTTTTCAGCTCCGCTCTGTTTCGACAGTCTGGTGAATTTTGGCGTGAATTTTGCGGACGCGGGATACTCCATTTACTCCCCATCTGACAGCACTATACCGGCCAGCATCCCGGCATCCTCATTTGCCGCCCAGACGGGATCAGTGTTATGTGTCCGGTTTGCTGTGTCCTACCTGGCAGGTAATGCAGAGCAGGATAAAAGCGTTAAAAACGCGATGATATCGCGGCTTCTGCGTAATGCAGATGGACTCTATCTCACCGCTGCGCGCCCGATTATTTTTGATGCTGAGGGTGTCAACGGAACAGCGAACGCCATTTACGTTCCGCGTGTAATGAATTACAGCTCGATGGCTGAGCAGCGCTCAATCACGCTGAGTAACAGCCTGGCCGTTGATAATGTCCGGGGGCCGTATACGAAAATTACGTTCAGCAATATGGATTTCCGTGACGCACGAACGAACTACCGGCTGGTTTATATCGACCTGGCATCTAACACGCTCAAAGTCGTAAACGGTATCAGCGCCATTCCTGCCGTTAATATCCTGCCTGTACTGGAAATTTATGGCCGCCTGGATGCGATGACTTATCGGGTGTTTGGCGGATTATCGGTTATTCAGGCACAGCGCCCGAAAAACATCGACGCGGTGGCTGACCTTTATGATGCTATTACCAACCCGTTGAGGGATTCGCACATCGGGCATATCGGTGACTCAATTGACTGGGGGGTGGGTGCCACGGGCATTGCATCTATCGATCCGCGGTCACATCAGCTGTCCGACGCGCGCAACAATTTCACCTCCCGGACCTGGGTGAACTTGTTTCGCAAATGGACTGCTGAATTGTCATGTCATGCCAAAAATGAAGTGGATACGCAGGCCACCGGCCTCTCCACTTATTACAATGCGGTAAACGTAGAAGTCCAGGATGCATGGAAAGATTTCACGCCTGCTGACATCAGCAGTGGGCTGCTGACCCAGACAAAGGCGGAAACCATTCGTACGTTTGGAGCTAATCACTGTATCGACATTCTCGCCGGGCGATCAGTGTCGCTCCAGTTCTCCGGGCCTGCCATCAGCCTGGTGTACGCGACACTTCAGAACCTGAACGCGTCGATCTACATCGATGGCGTGCTGAATGCGTCTGTGGTTACGGATGGAACAGTTACACCGACGTTTGGTACGAGACTGGATATCTCAGGGCTTACCGATGCCATTCATACGATGCGAATTGAGTGCGCGGCATCCGCAGGTAGTCCACTGCGCCTGCAGTACCTGGTCAGGAACAAGCGCCATTCGGTTATGAACAGCGGCCTGATTGGGACCAACACGGCGGAGTGGCTACCAGGCGGAACGCTTCTGGTACCGGAAGCGCTGCCTTCAAACGTCACTCACGTCCTGATTAAACTGGGAACAAACGACAGGGGAATGGCGACTGGCCCTGGTTATATGGCCGGTGCTCAGGGCACCTTCGTTAACCTCAACGCTATCGTGAATTCTCTGCGCAGCACTTATCCAGGAGTGCGGATCATACTCATCGCACCGCCGTATGCACCAACTGACAGCGCGTATGGTTCCAGCGACGAGATAGCTCGCGCAGTTCGACGGGCAGCCAGGGTTCTGGAGTGTGGTTTTATCGATCTGTACTCTCCAACACTGGAGCTGGAGCTGCAGGGTGAGACCTGGCTGAGTGATGGATTGCATCCTAATGACTATGGCTACCGCACCATGTTTAAAGCTGTTCAGGCTGCAATTGTATCAGCGGGGACTCGTTAAATATGAAACTGCGGTCGCAACTAAAACTGGCGGCCGCAGTTTTAATTTAGCCCATTATCCATCCTCTGCCGATCTGTCGAGCCAGGTCCACAGATGCAAATGCAGGCATATCGGAAACGGTGATAGTTTCCAGGTCGATTAACCAGCCGCCAAAAAACTCATGTTTATAGACGAGGCTACCGGAATAAAAACCGGTAACACCAAACTTGAGGCTCCTGGTCGTCATGTTTGTAGTAAGCACAGGCACGTTCGAAATCGCGGTCATAGCGCTCGCCTTTGTCCCGTCGGTTGCTTCGACATAGAGATGCATTCCGGCGGCGTCCCGGTAGACGACGACCAGGCACACTTTGCCGAGGAAATTAGTCGCCGGGACAGCTACTGTGCGTAGCGCGCCGCCGTCAGTCCCGCGAATGGCGTTGATCGCCTTTGTGCCGTTAATGTTAGTGAAGGCTATTCCGCCAAACTCGTTTGCCGGTGTCAGGGATTCCGCCGTCCCGCAGATACCTGAGTAGTTGGTACTGACCGCGACAAAATCATCAGCTGACGGAATACGAACATACATACCCAGCGCGAAATATTGATTCTTTGCCGGGTGTGTTGCAGCATCAAACCGCGCCATAAAATTGCTCGCGCTTTGCAGGTAACGGGGTGCGCTCCGGCTGTTCAGTGTCAGGGATTTACGGGCAGCATTCCACGTAAACGCCGCCACATCCCCACCCAGCGACGCCTGAGCGCTAATATTGTTTGCCAGGTTCAGAATTGCAGCATCAGCGGGGCTGGCGGG